ATCCATGCTTCCATCTCTTTTTCGCGTGTGAGGTCAACAAGTTCCCCCAAGCCGAAATAGGCGACCTGAAATTCTCTCATGGCGCGGTATGTAATGTATTCCTGGAAGCATACGGGGAGGCGCTCAAAGGCGACACGCTCGATGTAGTCCAGGAGCACAGGCTTTGTAAACTCTTCCTGTACGCCGTTATAGAGGTGTCCTCGGAAGATGTGATATCCGCTTGTGATAATGTGCAGAATACTCTCCTCACTGAGACGAATCTCTCCGGTGTGAGAGTCAGGGGTGAGGGATACTCCTGTATGAGAGTTGAATGTCCACCCTTGTGCCTGTACGCTGCGGTCGTGTCTGTCGAGAAGCCTGAGTGCGTTTGCGGCGTCTGTGCTGACTGCTTCCTTGGTCTCAAGGTCGATGAGCTGTTCGACGGGGGTTTCTCCAATGCTCGTAATAATTTCGTTGACTGCCGCTAGGACAATCGGGTGTGATGTGTTGATGAAGGACATGCTTGATGTACTCTCCTTTCGTAATCTGTGTGTACGCGGATCTGTGAAAAAGACAGAATAAAAAGAAGGAAGGATATGTGAGACTCCCTCCTTCTCTTTTTATGCCTTTTTCTTTTTGTTGTGTGACGTTAGATTAGGCTTTCTTCTTCCATACGCCGAGCCAAGCAGCTTCCGGACGGAGCCCGCCGTGTCCCATGGCATAGCGAGCGACAATCATGTCTGCCTGGAGTTCTGCGCGGCGTGCCTTCTCGAGCGCGAGGTCTTTGAGCTTGACGGTGCCGACTGCGGAGCGGTGCATTGCGATGAAGAGGAGCTGATCCTTGGGCTGTCCTCCGATGGTCGCAGGGACTTCGTGTCCGACGCCCTGGAGAACGCCTGTCTTGTCTGCGCCGCCCATGATGAGATGCGGGGTCTCGATGATGGGGAAGCCTGCAATCTTCAGGACGTTGCCCTCTGCGATGCTGC